TTGGTATTACAGCAGGACAACAAATTTTAAATAGAGCTAATTATTCTAATAACGTAACTTCTACAAATCGAAGTGGATATTGGAAAGTATGGACAAGAGATTTTTATAATGCTCTTAGAAGATCCAAATCAACGATGGGAGTCAGAAAGTCTGAATTTGTACCGTCTACAAATTACTTTATCCGTGTAAAAAATAAAGAATTTAATTATAGCAACAATCCAACTTTTGTTTCCGATGGAACAGATGGTTTGACTAAAGGAACTATTATTTATCAAGATTTGATTAATAATCCAAGAACCTATATTACCTCGGTCGGTTTGTATAATGATAATAATGAACTATTGGCAATTGGTAAAATTAGTCAACCTACAATGAAATCTTTTGACAACGAATTATTGATTAAGGTGCGGATTGATTTCTAATATATAATAGTTTGTTTTTATTCTATTTATAATAGAATGATCAAATTTTTTAAAACACAAGACGTACTAGTAACCAGATTTACTGTTTCTAAGGAAAAGACGTTTAATAACGTTTTAAATAATCTTCTTTCTGGTATAGATGGTATCGACGATAGTATATTTCCTATACAATTGTCTTATATTGCGTGCGACAATAATAAATCAGGAAGTTGTGAAGAGATTTCATCAAATACTGCATATTTAGCAATTACACAATTTGAGGAATCCTCACAAATTGATTTTTCAGTGGGTAAATATGTAAATTCAAGTTCTGTTTTTTATCCATCATCAAGTGTTAATTGGAATCCAACGGTTAATCCTGTAAATGTTAATGGGACGTATAAAGGTCAAGTTTATAATACTGTAAATAAAATGTATTATAATAATTACAACAATAGTTACAATATATTTGGATTTGACGATTACGATCACCAACGTACTAAATTGGATTTGACTAATGATTTTTCGTTGTATAGATTATCAGTTCCACAAACTGGCGACGGCATTAAAAGAAATTCAGTTGTAATATACAATCAATCAGGAGACATCGTTTCTAACATATTAGATGATGGCAATCACAATTTGATATTAGGCGGAACTTATTTTATTAATAGTTACGAATTTACGACGGATAATGAAGATACTGTAGAAAACCAAGGTAGTTATGGTTTGGGTTATTATTTATTGAATACATAGTATGAGTTTAATTAACATATATAACGAACGATACGGATCCGCTGTTGCTACTAATGGCAGTATAATAGCAATAGGAAACCCACCAACTAAAAACTGGGATTATTCAGAGGGGTTTTCTCGCAAAGGTCAAATATTTTTAATTCGTAAAAATCAATTTCAATCAAATTATGAAGTAATTAAAACTTTAGTAAACGAAAATTTAAATTTGTTTACCCCATATTATACCGAACAAAGTAGTAGTATGGTAAATACAAGTTCTTTAATCGCTAATAGCGGTAGTTTACCAAACATAGATTCATCCTGCAGTTATTTAACAATTGAAGATCAAAGTAGATTTGTTTATCAAAGCAAATATGGAGAATCTTTAGATGTTAGTGATTATTTTCTCGCAGCGAGTGATATTTCACTAAGTCAAAGTCTTGATACTAGACATTTCTTCACACAAAATCAAGTAAATATATACGAAATAGACCCAAACTATATATATGAAAACGGACGTATAACAGATAAATCTAATGAGTTTACTAAAGAAACTACAAGTACTTATCAAATAAGCTCAACTCCAATTGCTTATTTAACATCATCCATAAATTCTCAATTTGGCAAATCTGTTAGTATTTCAAACAATTATTTAGCGGTCGGCGCGCCTGGCTATAATAATGGTAGAGGATGCGTTTATGTTTTTAAGAATGTAAATAATAACTACGATTTGGTACAAAAATTAAGTAGTAGTATTATTTTAGACCCATATCAATCGTCGTTTGGATTTAGTGTTTGTATAGACAAATATAGTGAAGATAAGTTGGTGGTTGGGTCTAACCAAGTATCAGCTAGCAAAGTATTTTTATTTACATCTGGATCCGGCGGTTGGCATCTATCTCAGAGATTCCAAAATATAACAGGATCTGAATATTTGAAATTGGAAGGTTTTGAATTTGATTTATATCCATCTGGAAGTTTGTCGGCCGCTCAGAAAAAAAATAGATTTGGTTATTCTGTATCTTTACATAAAAATGTTTTAACCGTGGGTTCGCCCAATGATCTTTTATACTATGAATATTCAGGATCTACGACACTGAGACAAAGAGGAGCGACTTATATTTATGAAAACGGACTGTGTCCAACAGGATCCAATCAGTATCTGTTTATTAAAAAACTTTACGGTGATGAAATAACTTTCAAAGATAATATGATGGGATATTCAGTTTCGACTCACAATAATAAAGTGTTAATTGGTTCGCCTAAACCATATTTCCCATTTAGTTCGCTTTATATTTCTAGTTCAGTTAAATATTACGATAAATTCTATGATGTAAATGATTATGGAGAATCAAGTTATTGCGGTCAGTGTTTATATTACAATGTTAGCAATTCCGTCGTAACACCGATTACCACAGATCCTATTGCCAAACGAAAAGAGTATAATAAACCATTTAGCGCATTTGGATATTCAGTAGCTTTATCAGAACCAAATTTGATAGTTGGATCCCCAATTCCACTAAATAACGATTTGTATTTAAGCATTCCATTGATAACCGAATCGGGTAGTTATAATGATCCAAGTTATATAAATACATCATCATTTAATCCTGAGAACTGTACTGAATCGGCTGATGTTGTATATTTTCAAATAGAAGATACGGTTTATGGTAGTGGTAGCATCAAAGCAAAAATTGCATTGCAGATGGAGTCTGATACATACACTGACATCGTTGGTAAAGCTTATATATACGATAGTTCTGACTTAAAGACAAATTATCCAGTTGGCAATATTTTTTATAACAATAATAGTTTGATTTTGAATAATACAGGTAGCGTATTGAATCTATTAACAAGAGATCCTGTCGATCCAAATCAACCATCTTTGTATATGGATTACAGAACACTCATAACATCTTATGAGAAACAATATATTTGCACAATAATACCTGGTGAATTTAATATATCCACTAATCCTACATCTACAACTTCATCTCTTATAAATTATTGTGTATTTAACAAAAGCACATTTAACTTTGAAAATTTGGACATCATTTTAAGATATATAAACTACAAGAATACTGTCCCAGGTTCTGAAAAGTGGTATTTGAATATGATATCCAATGATGTAGAACAGAATATCTTTGGGTTTTATACATCATCTTATTCAGACTACAATACAAATCTATTAACCCCAACTTTAAAAAATCTATTAGCCGAAAAGAATTTGGACATAGACAGTAATGGTAGAGTGGATGTTAACGATGGTAAAATGATGTGGAAGTATTTCATCGAAAAATTAAATTTCACTAACTATAAATCTTATTTGTCCACATTAAGTAATCGTAATAATTATGATGATATCATTAGATTCTTAGACAATCAAACAGGTAAATCAATTAAGAATTATGTCAAACAACCATTTTTCAATTATCAATATAGTTCATCAATTGATCCAACGGGATCTTATTTAGCGCCATATATAACCACCGTCGGATTATACAGTGGATGTGATCTGGTCGCAGTAGCTAAATTAGCACACCCAATTAAAAATACGGGTGAAATTCCAATAAATATTTCTGTTAAATGGGATACTTAATTATATTTATTATATAATAAAACAAATATATGGCAACATCACCAGACGCAAAAGTAATCGACCGTGAATCATTAAAGACCAGCTTGGAAGCTAGATTTCTAGCCAAACAAAAAGCTGGCGGTACGTTTAATGCATATAAAGCTACAAGATTTATACCAGGTGGTACTATGTTGGATGGATTACAAGGAGAAATGGGTTATTCACAAAAATCTCGCAAATATACAGTTAATCCAGGATTTCTTACATCAATCGACAATCAAGAAGTAAATTTTAATAAAGAAGCGTTGAATTACGTTGACACCTTGCCAGGATTTAATACGAAACGATATTTCCGTTGATATGTATTTTAAATGGTTATATTAGGTTTAGATTCATCTACATCAGTTACAGGGTGGGCATTTAGTAAAGACGGAAACGTCTTAGATGCTGGCTATATAGATACAAAAAAGTTTGAAACTACAAAAGAAAAAACTTACTTTGTTATATCCGAATTGGAAAAAAATCAGTTAATTAAAGATGTTACCGACATTAATTTAGAAGCTGCTCTTAGTGGTTTTGCCGGCGGATTTACATCACAACAAGTTATTATCACATTAGCCCGTCACAATGCAGTGTTTGCTTACATTATCGAAGAACACTTCAAAATCAAAGTAAATTTATTGTCTGTTAACACTATACGCAAACAGTTGTTTGGCAAGTGTAGAATTAAAGGGGTTAAATCAAAAGATTTTGTGAAAATAGAACTCGAAAAGATATTACCTGCTGTTACCAAATTTACTGTATTAAATAAAAAAGGCAATTGGGATGCACGAAATGGTGATATGTACGATGGAATAGTTTGTTCTTTATATAAAAAGTTGTAAATCGAAAAATCTGTGTTATAGTGTTTAAAATGACTGTGGTTGACACTTTATCAAGATTATTTAAACAAAAGGTTCGCGTCCAAAAGGGAGGTGAAGAAATTATTGTTTTTTGTCCCAACTGCAAACATCATAAACGGAAGTTAAATATAAACACCAAAACTGGGTTTTATCAATGTTGGGTCTGTAATTTTAGTGGGAAAAGTTTTTATAGTCTTCTTAAAAAAGTAAAAGCCTCTAAAGAATATTATGACATTTTGTGTAAAGATGCGCCAAAACGAAATGACTTTGTAGTAAAAGAAGAAAAAAAGATACTAAATTTACCCGATGAATTTAAACCTTTATGTAAATCAAATAGTGATATTGAATATAAACGTGCTTTAAGTTATTGTTTAAATCGAAACATAACTACACTTGATATAGTTAGATATAATATTGGATATTGTAATAGTGGTGCATTTATTAATAGGGTTATTATACCATCATATGACTCAGTGGGAAAACTTAACTTTTACTGCGGTAGATCATTTTGTGATGGTTATCTAAAATATAGATTATGTGATGGTAGCAAGGATATTATAGGATTTGAGTTATTTACAGATTTTAATCAACCGATTACATTGGTTGAAGGCGTATTTGATGCTATGTCCGTAAAATATAATGCGATACCCCTTTTTGGTAAAACTTTATCCAAAACACTCAGAATGAAGTTGATAGAAAATAAACCACCCAGAGTAAATGTACTGTTGGATAACGACGCGTTAACATCGAGTCTGAGAATTTGTGATTTTTTACTTGAGAATAATATAGAAACTTATTTGATTCGGCCTGATGGTAAGGATCCAAATGAATTAGGTCACGAAAAGACTTGGCAAACCATACACAGCGGTGTTAGAATGGATGAGAGTCTACTATATAAATTTAAATTAATGGTTAAACTATGATTGTATTAAAACGCACGGATAAAAAAATTAATTCAGTGATTCATATTGCTGATATTCATATTCGTTTAACAAAACGTCACGATGAGTATACTTTGGTATTTGAGAAGCTCTATAAAGCGTTGGACAAAGCAAAAACATTAGACGCTATTCTGGTAATTGCTGGAGATTTGTTTCACAATAAATCCGATCTAAGTCCTGAGTGTGTCAAACTAGGAAGTGATTTTCTAAAAAGTTGTGCTGATAGAGTTCCTGTAATTTTGACAGCTGGAAATCACGATGCTACTCTTGCTAATAAATCCAGATTAGATTGTATTACACCAATTGTTGATGCGTTAAATCATCCCAATTTATATTATCTAAAAAAGACAGATGTTTATCGTTACGAAAATATTTTGTTTAATAATCTCAGTGTTTTTGATTGGGATGCGCCTGAAAAATATATTAAATATACGGACATTCCAACTAAATATCGTGACGAAACAGATCACCACATCGCTTTGTTTCACGGACCAGTATATAATGCTGTAACCGACATTGGTTATACGGTTAATAATAGATCCGTTACAAATGAAACATTTAATGGACATCATATTGCTATGCTTGGTGATATTCATAAACATCAAATGTTACAAGAGTACAACGAAGATGAATCATTACCCGTTATTGTGTATGCTGGATCTATGATTCAACAAAATCACGGTGAAGACCTCAAAGGACACGGATTACTTATATGGAATCTAAATCATAAGACTTATAAGCATTATGAACTTGTAAATGAATATGGGTATTATACGGTTGAAGTAGATAAAGGCAAGTTAATTACCGATATTTCTGATATTCCTAAAAAAGTTACTCTTCGAATCATTTGTCGTGAATCTATTCCGTCACAGGTAAAAGAGGTTGTAAATGATCTCAAGTGTAAATCTACTCTCATTGAAACTACATATGTTAGAGCAGATGATGCGTTAAATGATATAAATTTAAATTCAGGTAAATCATTTGATATACATAATATTTTCGATGTTGATTATCAAAACAAGTTAATTGAAGATAATTTGATATCTAAAAACATTGATAAATCTGTAATTGAGATGGTAAAGGATCTCAATAAGACTATCAATAAAGAAGTACCCAAAGATAAAGCTCCCAAGAACATTCGGTGGAAACCAAAGAAATTTGAGTTTGATAATATGTTCAGTTACGGCGAAGGAAATGTAATTGATTTTGCTAAATTGAATGGTACTATTGGACTATTTGCACCAAATGCTAGTGGTAAATCGAGTATTATGGATGCATTGGCGTTTTGTATATTTGACAAATTCAGCAAAGGGTACAAAGCTGTTCACGTATTAAATACTCAGAAAATGAGTTTTCGTTGTAAGTTTAATTTTGAAGTAAACGGAATTGATTATTTCATCCAACGTGAAGGTAAGGCTGATAAAAAAGGAAATGTTAAAGTAGAAGTTAAATTCTATAAGATGGAGAATGGAAATGAATCTCCTTTGAACGGCGAAGCTCGGCGTAGTACTAATGACATCATTAGAGATTATGTTGGTACATATGAAGACTTTATTCTTACTGTACTGAGTATTCAAAACAGCAAAGTTGGATCATTTATCGACTTGGGTCAAACAGAACGCAAAGATCTTTTATGTCAGTTTATGGGATTGGATGTATTCGACCAACTTTATACAATTGCAAATGATAAGTTTAAGGAAACAAATATATTATTAAAGAATATTAGCAAAGATCAACTTATTCAGGAATTAGAAGTTGTATCTGGTAGTATAGATTATAATAATACTAAAATCACAGAGTATAATGAAGAAATAAAGAAACACGAATTGTTGAAAGAGTCCCATAACAATATGTTACTGGAACTGTCTAATAATATCACCAAAACAGTAAGTTTTGATTTTAATATTTCAGACTTGGAAAGTGATAAGATTAAGATTGAAAGTCAGATTGAACAGACTAATGTTAATGTCAAAAATCAAAAAGATAAATTGAAAGACATTGAAGTAAAGATTTCAGCATTATCTTTTTCACTATCAAACTGTGAAAACATTGATCAAGATTATGATAGTTACAAACAGGTCAAACAAAATTTTGATAATAAAACCAATGAATTGAATAATCTCAAGATCGTTGTAAAAAATAAAATGGACAAATTAAAAAAATTAGAGGATCATAAATACGATCCAAATTGTTCATATTGTGTTAATAACGTATTCGTAAAAGATGCAATTAAAGTTAAAGCTGAATTAGATAATGATAAGTCTAAAGCCAAAATTATTTTTGATGAATACAATGCATTAAAGTTGGCTTTGGATGGGTGTGGTGACGTGGAATCCAAATTCAAAGAATGTCAGAAGATAAATCTAGAAAAAGTAAATTTTGACAAAACTAGAAGTATAATTTCAAATACAATTCTTAAATTAGAAAATGATCTAATTAAAATTCAAGCTACGGTCAAAAGTGTAACTGATAATATTAATATTTTTTATACAAATAAAGATATTATTGAAAATAATAATACCACATTGAAAGAAATAGGGGTTCAAAAAGATATAATTAAAAACCTAGACACAAATATTAAGTCTATTAATTCAAAGTTGTTTTCATCTTCCACTGAAAAAGGAAGACTTGAATTGCAATATAAAAATGTAACCGATCAGTTACAAAAAGTAAAAGACCTTGAATCTAGTTATGAATCTTTTAAACATTACACAACTGTTGTTAGTCGTGACGGCATTCCATATGAAATCATAACTAAAACTCTACCGGAAATTGAAAAAGAAGTTAATAACATTCTTCAACAGTTGGTCGAATTTACAATTACACTCCAAACTGATGGTAAGAACATTATGACTAATATCGTATATGATGATCGTCAGTGGCCTCTTGAAATGGCTAGTGGTATGGAGAAGTTTGTGAGTGGTCTAGCCATTAGAGTCGCATTGATTAATATTAGCAATTTACCAAGACCAAATATCATTTGTATCGACGAAGGTTTCGGATGTGCTGACAGTGATCATTTGGGTCAAATGGGTGCGTTATTTAACTATTTAAAACATCAATTTGATTTTATTTGGGTAATCAGTCATTTGGATCAAATGCGTGATATGGTTGATAATCAAATAGAAATAAAAAAAGATAATGGGTTTAGTAAAGTAGTATATATTTAATATGTCATTATCAGATACAATTTATCTAGAAAAATTCGGAAATATAACTATTGAAATTTCGGAAGATGGATTATTTCAAACTATAAGTGATATCAATACTAATTGCGAATTCTTAATAACAATTAGAAGTTTAGATTCCAATCTCATATCACATTTATTGTACCATCATTGCACAGTCGGTTATGATTTGTGGACGTATGAACGTCGTTTATTTTTCATAAAAGATGTATTTAATAAAACTCATCCTGGTTTTTCCATAGAAATAACCGACGTAAATAATAATAATCTTTTGTTTAGTAAAAATTATCACGGATCTAAAAAGTTTAGATGTTTAGATTTAAAATCTAAAGATGGCGATGTTACATATCAACCATATCATACTTTTTTTAATGATGATTATTTTTTAGATAATTTCAAAATAAAAGATAACGATATTGTTTATGATTTAGGAGCTAACATAGGATCATTCTCAATTGCGTGCTCTAATTATAATGTTAAAAAAATATATGCATTTGAACCACATCCAGAGATTTTTGGATATTTGAATTATAACTTAGATAAGTATGGAAAAAATGTAACGACATTTAATAATGCAATCGATGGTACTTTTAAAAAAGTAAAATTTGGTACTACAGAATGGACGGTAGGATCCAAGATTAGTGATACAGGTACATTTGAAGTGGATGCTATTAATTTAGAAAAATTTGTAGCAAATAATAACTTGGAATTACCAACATATTTTAAAATTGATATTGAAGGAGCTGAATATACATTTTTTGAAAGTACGAGCAACGAATTTTTTAAAAATGTCCATAGTATATTTTTTGAATTTCATTACAACGATGGTATAAATGTTCCAAAGATAATTAATAGATTTAAAAATTTAGGATATAAATTGATTCACAAAGAAAATGCTTTGGATCATAATCTATCACATATGAATGCGATCTATCTCAACAAGTAAATTATGAAAAAAATATTGTTTATAGCGCCACATCTTTCCACTGGCGGATTGCCTCAGTTTTTGTTAAAAAAGATACAATCATTGATAAATGATTATGAAATATATTGTGTGGAATATGATGATATTACGGGAGGGGTTTTGGTTGTACAACGAAAACAACTTCAAAAAATATGCGGAGGAAGATTTTACACACTCTCGTCAAACAAGTTTGAATTATTTAAACTAATAGATGACATAAAGCCTGATATTATTCATCTTGAAGAAATGCCAGAGTATTTTATGGATGTTAATTTAGCGACTAAATTGTATAATAAAGATAGAGAATATCTGATCGTTGAAACATCACACGATAGCAGCTTTGATCCTAAGAAAAAAAGAGTTTTTCCAGATCAGTTTACTTTTGTAAGTAATTATCAAAAACAAAATCTTGAATCGTTAAATGTAAACACGGCGGTTATTGAGTATCCAATTGCAGTTAAACGTAGAAAAAATAGAACGGAGGGACTAAACTTTTTGGGATTGGATGAAACTAAAAAACATGTATTGCATGTCGGATTATTTACGCCACGGAAAAATCAAAAAGAATTTGTAGAATACGCTCGAGCAATGGAAAATGAAAACGTTCAATTTCATTGTTTGGGTAATATGGCCGACAACTTTAAAACATATTGGCAGCCTATATTAGAAAATTTACCATCCAACGTAAAAGTCTGGGGTGAAAGAAAAGATGTAGAGAACTTCTATAGTTGTATGGATTTGTTTTTATTCACTAGTAGAGGACACGCTACCGATAAAGAAACAGCTCCAATTGTAATTAAAGAAGCTATCTCTTATAATATACCATCGCTATTATATAATTTGCCTGTTTATCTCAACCGATATAATGTGTTTGAAAATATAAAGTATTTGGATGAAACCAATTTTAACCGCAATGTAAAACTTATAAAAAATAAATTGGGGATGAATTCAGATTTGGAAGTGGTTAATTTAATTTCTAACAAAACATCAAGTAAAGATACAGTAGTTATTATATCAACGCATCCAAATTTTAAAGCTGTTGAAGATACGACACTAGAATCAATTAATCAAGCTAAAAAAGCTGGGTATAAAGTATTATTGTCATCACATTATCCAGCTAGTGTGAATTTACAAAAAGCAGCTGATCACTATGTTTATGATGCAAATAATCCTATTTTAAAACACAACTTCTATAATAGGTGGACATACGATTTAAATAACACTAAAATTAGTTTATACTTTCCACCATCGGATTGTGACAACTATCATGGACTCGCTGTATTAATAAACTATTATAACGGTATATCTCTAGCAAATAAAATTGGATATAAAAATGCAATTTGCTTTAATTATGATATGATTATTTCAGATTTAGATTTTTCAAAGTTATATGACGTTGATGATATCCTGATTAATAAAAAAGCATTCTTTTTTTATGATAAAGCATTAGAGGGAGATACATTTAAGACAGTGTTCCATGGAATTAATACTCAATTCTTTTTGGAAAAATTCAAATATTATACGCCGGATGATTATATGGATTTTGTTACTAAAAAGAATATTTCAAATGGATTAGAACAATTTTATTATAACAAACTAATTTCTTATAAAAATGATTTACACATAGATTATACAAACAACGAAGAAACTTATTTAAGTAATAGTAAGAATAATTTATTCTCGATGGTAGAATATCTATCTGTACTGAGAATGAAGAATATAAATAAGTTTGGCGTTTTAACTTATATTAATAATAAAGTAGATGATAGAATAAATGAGATAATAATAAAAAAGAACGGAACAATGGAGAATTATCATACATACAATGTATCAGATAAAGTTTGCTTCTATTTAGCAAATGATTTTGAAAATGATAACTTTTACGAAATCGAAAACAATCTATATGATCAAAATAAAATTTTGTTGAGGAGTTATAAAAAATCTTTTAGACGACTTGAGGATATAGATATTAACGGTTCTATTGATATTACACAATGAAAATTATACAAGTTAATCTGGGTTTATTGCCTATTCCACCCAATGGATGGGGAGCGGTTGAAAAAATTATTTGGGATTACTACCAGCTTCTAAATAATAAAGGATTGGATTGTCAAATAAAATATTTGAATGAAATTCATTATGCGGATGACACAATTGTACACGTCCACGTAGCAAATCTTGCGAACGAATGTCATAAACGTGGTATACCGTATATCTTTAGTTTACACGATCACCATTCTTATTTATATGGTAAAGAGTCAGATGTATATAAAGAAAACCTTCAAGCTATTGAGAACAGTGTACTATCAACATGTCCAGCCAAATATTTGGTTGATTATTTTGGCAGTAAGAAATTACGTTACTTTTCTCACGCGGTTAACACAGATGTATTCGTGTGCAAAAATAATAAAAACGATGTAAATAAATTGTTATGCGTTGCAAATAATGGTTATGCGAATAATCAATCTTATGACAGAAAGGGATTTGTATACGCAATTAAAGTTGCTAAAGAATTAGGATATCCAATTACAATTGCTGGTCCATCAAATAATAAAAAGTTCTTTGATCATTTAGATTCTGAATTAAATAATTACGATAAATTAACCAAGCTATTTGATTTAACGGAGGAACAATTAATTAATTTATACAATGATCATTCTATATTTTTACACCCATCTGAATTAGAAGCCGGACATCCCAATTTAACTTTGTTAGAAGCAATGAGTTGTGGTTTACCTGTAGTAGGTACATTTGAAGAAAAATCATATAACGGTATGATTGTAGTTGATCGCAATGTAGAACAAATCAAGTCTGCTGTACAAACGATAACTAGTGATTATGACACGTATAAAAATAAAGCACTTCAATCCGCAAACGAAAATTCTTACTTCAATCGCGTGCATCAATTAATTGATTTATATGATCACTATACCGAAAGATTATTCGCCATTCGTCATATTAATGTTTATGAAAATATAAAAAAGAATGAACAAAGTATTAAAACAAAAGCTATATTTAAATATACGTTCAATGACGCAGCTAAGATAGAAGTAGACAATCCATTGGATACAGATCAAAGTTTCCACGTCACATTCTATAATAGTGACGACGACACGATTAAGTACGAAACTGATTTAAAACATAATTGGTGGGGAAGTTGTAATTTTACATATTACATTCCTTATGAAATTCATATTAAAGATAATAAGACAAATGAATTGGTAGAAACTTATAAATTTAATTTAAAGAATAAAAAGGTATTGATTGAATATGAAAGTTTTTCTTTAGGCGATCAATTAGCTTGGATGCCTATCATAGAACAATTCAGAAAGAAACACGAATGCGATCTTTACGTAAAATTGCCTTTAAAAAATATTTTTGAGAAAAAATATCCTAAAATTAAGTTTATTGACAATAACAAATTTGTATCGGATGTATTCGCTACTTACAAATTGGGATATTATGTTGACGAAAATGGAGCAAACAATGATAGATGTAAATCTGATCCTAGAAAACAACCACTGCAAAAAATAGCAAGTGATTATTTGGGATTGCCATATGAACCAGAGTCGCCTTTGATTGATTTTAAAATCAAAGAACGACCACTAAAGAAAAGATATGTTACTATCGCAACACAAAGTACCTGTCAAGCCAAATATTGGAATAATAAAGGCGGATGGGAAAAAGTAATCGAGTATCTTAAATCCAAAGATTTTGAAGTAATTTGTATCGATAAACATAAAGTATTTGGTAATGGCCGGGATTGTGTCAACAATATGCCATCAAATGCGTTAGATTATACAGGAGATAAACCACTTGTGGATCGTATGAATCAGATACACCACAGCGAATTCTTTATTGGTTTACCATCTGGCTTATCTTGGTTAGCTTGGGCAGTTAAAAAGCCAGTTGTACTTATTAGTGGGTTTTCTTATCCATATGCTGAATTTGAAACTCCATATAGAGTGCAAAATCACTCAGTATGTACAGGATGTTGGAATGATTCTTTATTTGATAAGGGAAATTGGAAATGGTGTCCAAAATCAGATAAAAAAGAAGAATTTGAATGTACCAAAGAAATAACCCCAAAGATGGTTATTGATGTTATCGATCAATTATTAATAGAACAAAAAATTTAAAGATATAATAAATAGTTAGTTCTTGGATTTTTCAGTTATATTTATAAATTAAATATAACTTCGAAAGGATATTAATATTATGCCAATAACAGAAGGCGGAAGATTCGCCCCAACACAAAATATAGTAAGCCCAGGTGTATTCACACGTGAAAATGACCTCTCCGGTCTGGCTCAAGGAGTAGCAAACATTGGAGGAGCAATTATTGCTCCATTCGCTGACGGACCAGCGTTTTTTCCAAATACAATAACCAGCGTATCCGACTTGGAAACAAGATTCGGTGTCGCTGATGGTGTGTATTATGGACCATACACAGCGAAAGAATATCTACTACAACAAGGTATAGTTACTATTGTTCGTGTAGGTGGTCTAACCGGTTACTGGCAAAAGAATCCATTGATTGTATATGCCCAACCAGGTATCTGGGACAGAAACGCTGATAAAGGAGCTATCACAACAGCTTCATTTATGTATATTGATACTACTGACTATGTATCAAACGTTAATTATCAACAAACTAGTACCGCTGTTAACATCACTGGTTCGGCTGAAATTAAGGGTTCAGTAGGCAGTGGTATAACAGGATCAGCTACATTTACGAGAGCAACAACTGCTGAAATTTCATCATATTTAGCTACAGTCGGAAGTGTTACTGGAATCAATGCACTTTCAGCTTCTTTGGCAACTTCATCCAGTTTGGGTAAAGTATACAAAGTTGTTTCCACAAGACATTATGAATTGTTTAGCAGCTCTGTTGTTGCCAGAAACGGTAAAGTTGCAAAAGCGGGATCTTCAGTAGATCATTCTTTGGCCGCATTTGATTTTGATAAATCGCGTATAAGTGGTAGTGTTACTGTCGGAGGTGGTGGTTCAAGTAAGTTCAAACTAACATTTGATAGTTCAAACAATAATTACTTAACCGCATCATTTACTGCTCCAAATACATTTGGTTTGGTTTTTGCTAACTACGGTGCAAATTCATCATTATCATTTACAACTGCGAGTTTGAGTGGTGCTGGATTGAGTTCTTCAATTCAATTGGTACAACGCATTGATATTTCGACGATGACAATCAGTGGATCGTTGAATGTAAAATTCGGATCCGCAGCTGTAACAAGTGGTGTAACTGCAGATGACGCTGACGGTGTAGGTAAGTTAAGTGGTAGTATCTTGTACGCTAATAAAACAGTTGATATCGGTACAGTTTCTTCTGGGTTATTAGTACGTAAATTTAGTACCGCTACTCTAGCAAATGGTAATGCAAAGCCAGTTGGTACTAAATTCTTCTTGTTGACATCAAGTTTACAAGGCGCAAATATAGATGCCGAAACATCCGTGGCCACAGCATTTGATGAAAGTACAACAACCGTTGATCTAGTAAGTTCATCTTACTTCAATGGTAATATCGCTTACAATTTATCAAACTTCAATGTAGAAGCAGGCACAACACTAACACTACAAAGTGGTAGTTTCCATTCACTACGTGGTGTTGGAAGTTGTGTAGCCGGTCTACAAGTAATAGGTGTGATAAGTGGTGACTTCGGTAAGTATAGTGGCGCATTTACAAGTCAAGACAATGCAAGCCCAGATCAATGTAATCCAGTACTAACAGGTCGTCAAAAGTTGATCTTGTCAGTATTAGCAAATACCCAAAATGCTTCTACACAATTTAGCAATGATTATGAAGTATACGGATTCAATACCTCAACATTGAGCCAATTGACAAGTAGTACATTCCCATATAAGAATGTAATCGACCCTAATGCAAATGTTTACAACTTGGCATTAAAGTATAGTTATACAAATACAGCTGGTGGCACAAGTGCTGGTACATATGGTTACTACGACTTCAGTTTAAATGAAAACGATAATAACTATATCAAAGACGTATTTGGTATGGATCCAACCGTTGGCAATCCTAATAAACAAGTGGCTGGTCAAAAAGTTGAAGCTGCTTACAACTACGTTCTATTCGAAGATAGCATCAAGAAGTTCGTAGCTGAAAAGACAAGTGCTTATGGATGGAAACTACAAGTAGGCACAAGCAATCTATCAGGAAGTTCAATTGTTGGCGAACCTCTAAAGTTTGTCGATCAATATAGTACTGATTTGAATAACGGCGATAGTCAATTTAGCATCACCAATGCTTCTACCCCTTGGATCTACAGTCAAAAGATTGCTCCATTCAAAGGTAGTGCTGATGTAGCCGCTTCACCAACTAAGTTCAAGTTGTTCAAAGTTCACACTTTGAGCGATGGCACACCAAGTAACACTAAGTTCAAGATTGAAATCAGCAACGTTAAGTTGTCTGGTACTGTCCCAGGCAGTGAATGGGGTAGTTTCACACTATCAGTACGTGCTTATAGTGATACTGATAAGAAGCCAAAGTATTTGGAAATCTATCAAAACTTGAATTTGGATCCAGAATCCGCAAACTATGTTGCTCGTAGAATTGGTAACAGATATGCATATATCACTTATGCTGGTAAAATAATTCAATTCGGTGATTTTACCACATTAAGTAAGTATATCAGAATTGAAGCCAGTGACGTTTCTTACCCAGTAAGTTGCGTACCATACGGATTTGAATCATATAGTACACCTATTGATAGTACTGCAAGTAGTTATGTACCTGCTATACAATACAGTAAGGCAAGTATCTACGGTCTAGGGCCTGGTAAGTATCCATCAGGTACAGTATTTGGTAGTGTACCAGGTACTGACACTGAAATTCAAGCTCTATATCCAACATCTTCATTTGGTGTAGGTGTAGAAAATAACACTAAGCAATACTTCAAGCCATTGCCATACTATGGATCAACTGATAGTAATGGTGCAAATATCGACTTCGATTTAGAAGATAAGGTATGGGGTACAACAAATAGTAAATTCTATGCTCAGGGTACATACGTGAGTACAGGATCATTACTATCTCCAACATTGAGTGGTAGTATTCCAAGTGTTTACGACGCTGTAAATGAATCTACATATGTCAGACTACGTAAGTTCGTACTTGGATTCCAAGGCGGATTTGAAGGTCAATGGCCAGCAATTCCAATCAATGTGGGTGGTAATATTACAGCTGGTAATACACAAGGTTTAGATTGTACAAATATCAATAGTCCTGGTAGTATCGCTTATAAGCAATCTATTGCTGCAATCGGTAATCCAGATGAATTTGATATCAACTTGATTGTAACCCCAGGTATATTCCGTGAACAACACAGTTATGTAACTGAATTGGTTATCGATATGTGTGAAACTCGTCAAGATTGTTTCTACATTATGGATAACGTAGTGTTCCCAGCAAGCAATCAAACCGTAGGATTGATTGATGCAGCTATCAACAGTGTAGCCACAATCGACAGTAATTATGTAGGTACTTATTATCCTTGGGTTAAGATCCTAGATACTAACACCAACAAGATTATCAATGTTCCTCCTTCAGTGGTATTACCAGCAGTTTACGCTGCTAACGATAACTCCGCTGCTGAATGGTACGCTCCAGCAGGTCTAAACCGTGGTGGTATTGCAACCGCTGTACAAGTACTTGATCGTGTAACCCACGGTGAACGTGATACGTTGTACGAAGGTCGTGTAAATCCAATCGCAGCATTCCCCGGTCAAGGTATCTGTGTATGGGGTCAAAAGACTCTACAAATCGCCCCAAGCGCTTTGGATCGTATCAATGTACGTCGTTTGTTGATCAACTTGAAGAAGTTTATCGCAAGTTCAAGCAACTACTTGGTATTCGAACAAAACGTTGCTTCTACAAGAAATCGTTTCTTGAGTATTGTAACTCCATACTTGGAATCAGTACAACAACGTAACGGTATCTACGCATTCCAAGTCAAAATGGACGATGAAAACAATACTCCTGACTTGATTGATCGTAATGTTCTTTACGGACAAATCTTCATCCAACCAACTAGAACTGCTGAATTCATTATTCTTGATTTCAACATTCTACCAACAGGTGCTAGTTTTAGTTCCTAATCTAAAGTAAATATAATAACGAACCCCGCTTAGAAATAAGCGGGGTTTTTTATTTGATGGGTATATTTATATATTATGATACGACTGACTAAAATCATTGAAGATTTAACCAAACCACAAGTTAAAGAATCAATTGATCCATCCCTATTAATATTAATCGACAGAGTTATCACTGATACCAATGTATTAGTGGTTAATAATTTGGAAATGGTAAAAAAAATGTTATCTGAAGGGACTATTGATAAAGCTAAATTGGATGTAGCATTAAGTAATTATAAGCGTTATTTTAATAGAGATAATGGTGGTACGCCTGAAGTTATACGTGGTATGACTATGCAATCTAAACTAGACCAATTAGCAAAATGATCAGTTTAACCGATTTATTATTAGAAGCCAAACTTCCTCAGAGCGAGCAAGATATGGATCTTTATGCTCGTAAATACAAAAAAACAATAGATTATTTACGTACCAAAAACAAAGTACTATTATTAACTACTAGTAATAGATGGAGTGGACATAAAGATGATATTGCTAAAAGTACACAACTTGCATTTAAAATACAAGAATTACTTGGTAAAGAAAAAGTAACTTTGATTGATACAACCAAGTTAAACATATTTCCGTGTGAGGGTAACGTATCATCTAAATGGGGAAATCATTGTGGAACAAAAGATTCTTCATTAAAAGATAAAGAGAAAAATCCTACAGGTGATCATCGTTGCTGGGCTAGTATAAATAATAAAAGTGATGAATTATGGAAAATAAGTAAAGAATTATTTGAAAGTGATGTCGTTTTATTTTTTGCTAGTGTGAGATGGGGACAAGCCAACGGTTTTTATCAGAAATTAATTGAGAGATTGACGTGGATTGAGAACAGACATTCTACTTTGGGTGAAAGTAATATAGTAAAAGATATAGATTCAGGATTTATTGCTACTGGTCAAAATTGGAATGGAAAAGATGTTACTCAAACACAAAAAGAAGTATTACAATTTTTTGGATTCAAAACGCCAAATGAATTATTTTGGAATTGGCAATTTACAGATAATGCTCTTGATGAAACAAAGAGTTCTTACAAAAAAGCAATTCCTGTATTTGATAAAACATTTTTAAAACCATATGATAAGACTAAATAATATATTAAACGAAGTAATTAGTGAAGGCGGTGTTGGTGGACATATGGCACACCCATTTGATTTTGCCGATACAGGCGCTAAATTGGTAGATGTATTTGCAAAATCAGTTAAATCTTTAAAACAAGGAGCTGGCAGTGTAAAGATTGACGGTGTTAATGCAAGTATTCGTATGGTAAACGGTCAATTTGTAATGGATCGTGGATCAGCAAAACCGCTTGATATTAAAGGAATGCGACCTGAGGACTTACAAACAAGATTTGGAGCTGGTCATGGATTTGTCAATATAGGGGCTAAAGTTATTAATATATTCGACGCAGCAATTTCATCTACACAAACTGAGTTAAAGACATTGGGTTTATTAGATAATCCTAATATACTATTCAACATTGAATATGTAGAGGGTCAAACAAATGTACTTGGATATGGAGAAATTGGAAACTTTTTAGCTATTCACGGGTTAAAAGAAATTAAGCCAAAAACTTTTGGTAAAGATGGAAGTGTTAAATCAAGAGAAGCTGTTGAAATACCGTATGATAAAACAGCTATGCAATCTTATATAAACAAATTAAATGTGGTTGCTATGAAGAGTGGTTTTAAGGTATTGGGTAGTGTTGATACTACTTTCAAATCAAAACCAAACCTAGCGAGTGTTTTGACGCAATCAGTTACGTTGTATCCCACAGGTGAAGCTGTAACTAAGTCTTTGAAAGACTGGTTAAAAGGATTACAGTTTAAAACGCCACTGATTACCCGTGAACAATTTTTAAAATCGGTTGATAGTAAAAATATCAGTCAAGATTTTGCCGGTCAAGATGTAAATAAAATAGTTAATGATACTATTGTTTATTTAACCACAATTAAATTGGGAGACGAAATATTAAAAAATGCTACCAGTGAAATTGGCGATTTAGAAAAACACGAAGGTATAGTTGTGAGAGATTCAAGTATTTACAGTGATCCATTTAAAATTACAGGAAGTTTTATTATAAAAGGTCTTGGAAGTAAGTTTAAGAAATAAATTAAATACGTATTTGTTATGAAGAAAGCATCAGGTAAAAGTAATCTAGGCATCGTTAAAGATTACCTAGAAGGCAATCGTCCATTCGTACAAGTTGGCTACGATGCCAATTTGGAGAACAATAAACGCAAAGAAGGTGAAGAATGGGAGGATAGTCAAGGACACAAATGGGTTTGGAAGAATAATAGTAAACGCAGAGTTTCAAAACGTGCCACGATTATTAATGAAAAACGTTGTAAAACGTGTAATATGGATGTTCGATGGGGCAATTATTTGGACGACCGAGTTTGGCCTAAAACTGGATATTGTTACGACTGTTTTATTAATTTTCAAACTGAGTTAAAATTGATGGGTATGTTTGATGTCTATAATGAACTGCAGGATTTAAAAAATGAACGTAGTATTTTAGAAGATTATAAGAAAAAGTTTGAAGAAAGTAAAAAGTTCTGTGAAGAAAATAAAGATAAAGATGTTACATTTCTTGAAGAAGATGGATCATTTGAAAAATGGGATGGCAATATAGATTACAATAAAATATTTGAAGATTTAATTAAAGATATAGGGGTTATTGATATACGATTAGATGAACTGACCCCTAAGATAAAAGAATACGAAGAAAAATATGAGTCAGCCAAATCTCAGAGAAATAATAAAACAAGAGTATAAGAAGTGTATAGAGGATCCTATATACTTTATGAAGAAGTATGTTAAGATTCAACATCCTATTAGAGGCACGGTTGCATTTGAACTATATCCATTTCAAGAAGATGCTTTACAAAACTTTGTTGATAATCAATTAAACATTGTTCTTAAGAGTCGTCAGATGGGTATCAGTACCCTTACAGCCGCTTATAGTTTGTGGTTAATGACATTTCATAATGATAAGAACATTCTTTGTATTAGTATTACGCAAGAAACAGCGAAAGAAATTGTCACTAAGGTAAGATTTGCAAACGATAACCTTCCAAGTTGGTTAAAAGTTCCTTGTGTAGAAGATAATAGATTGTCATTACGATTAAAAAATGGTTCACAAATCAAAGCAGTTTCATCCGCCGGCACAGCAGGTCGTTCATCAGCACTATCTTTACTAATTATCGACGAAGCCGCATTTATCGATGGTATTGAAGAAATTTGGCTGTCTTCTCAATATACACTGTCTACTGGTGGTAGAGCTATTATACTAAGTACGCCAAACGGTGTTGGCAATTTCTTCCATAAAATTTGGGTTGAATCTGAAGAAGGCAAGAATAATTTTAAAACAATTAGATTACCTTGGCATTTACACCCAGAAAGAGATCAAACGTGGAGAGATAAACAAACTGAGTTGTCAGGAGTAAAAGGTGCAGCACAAGAATGTGATTGCGACTTTAGTACATCTGGTAATCAAGTTGTAAGTGTAGATATTCTTGAGTTTTACAAACAAACACATCTAAAAGATCCTGTTGAAAAGCGAGGTAACAATCAAGACCTATGGATCTGGGATTATCCTAATTATAGTAAAAACTACATATTGACAGCTGACTGTGCTAGAGGAGACGGTGGTGATTTTAGTGCATTCCACGTTATAGATATAGAAACATTGGAACAAGTAGCTGAATATAAAGGTCAGTTAACTACAAAAGATTATGGAAACTTATTGGTTAGTGTTGCTACTGAATATAACAATGCTTTATTGGTGGTAGAAAATAACACTATAGGGTGGGCTACATTACAACAAATTATTGACCGAGACTATCAAAATACGTTTTATAGCGCAACTGATTTGACGGTGATTGATGTAGAAAAAACATATTCTAATAAATTAAATACAGCTGATAAAAAGTTAATTCCTGGATTTACAACAACTAGTAAAAATAGACCTTTAATCGTAAGTAATTTGGAGTTATTTTTTAGACAAAAACAAGTGATTATGAAGTCTAAAAGATTATATGAAGAACTGAATGTGTTCGTTTGGAACGGACCCAAAGCAGAAGCGATGAGGGGTTATAATGACGATTTAGTTATGGCAATTGGAATTGGATTGTGGATACGTGAAACAGCGTTGAAGCTTAGAAATGAACAAATAGCTTATAACCGTGCAATCATTTCAAAAATATCAAAAGTCTCAAGTCAAATTTCAATTCCGAAACAAGTAAGCGCGGTACCAGATCATCATAAAACTATGGATTTCACGGTAAATGACAAAAAAGAAAGTTTAACTTGGTTGATGTAAATACTTATATATTATAGATAAATCATATGTCAGATAAATCTTTTCAAGAATTACGGAGTCGGTCTTTATTCGCTCGTTTGAAGCGTTTGTTTTCAAACGACGTGATCGTTCGCAACATTGGTGGTAAAAAACTAAAAGTTATTGATACTGATGAAATTCAGTACGCTACAGATCGTAATAGTTTAAGAGACAGGTTTAATAGATTACGTACTACTTCGTATAATCAATATACTAGAGATTTTAATTTATCATATCAAAGCAGTCGTGTAGAACTATTTCGTGATTATGATACAATGGATATGGATCCAATTCTATCATCTGCGTTGGACATTTATGCAGATGAATGTACAACCCGAAATGAAATGGGTGAAGTAATTCATATCAAATCTTCCAACGATGAAATTAAAAACATTTTGCACAATCTATTCTATGATATTTTGAACATAGAGTTTAATTTATGGAGTTGGTCACGGTGTATGGTTAAATATGGTGATTTTTATCTACGACTTCATATTAGCCCTGAATATGGTGTTTATTTGGTAGAACCATTGAGTACATATTATGTAACACGTGTAGAAAATGCACATTTGACCAATAAAAACTTTGTTAAATTTCAAGTCAATTTGCCATATGGAAACAAGATGGAGGATTTGGAGAACTATCAAATTGCTCATTTTAGATTATTGAGCGATAGTAACTTTCTCCCATATGGAAAAAGTACTTTAGAAGGCGCCCGACGTGTTTGGAAACAATTGAGTTTGATGGAAGACGCAATGTTAATTCATCGTATTATGCGTGCGCCTGAAAAACGCATTTTCAAAGTTGATATTGGTAATATTCCACCAAATGAAGTTGACAATCATATGCAACGTATTATGGACCAAATGAAAAAGGTACCATATTTGGATCAAGAAACCGGAGATTATAATTTAAGATTCAATCTACAAAACATGGTAGAGGACTTTTTCTTGCCTGTTCGTGGTAGTGATAGTGGAACCAGTATTGAAAATTTATCTGGATTAGAGTGGACTGGTACCGATGACATTGAGTATCTTCGTAATAAAATGATGGCAGCACTTAAGATACCCAAAGCATTTTTGGGATATGATGAATCATTGAGTGGTAAAGCTACATTAGCAGCTGAAGACATAAGATTTGCTAGAACAGTAGAACGTATACAACGTATTATGGTTAGTGAATTGAATAAAATTGCGGTTATTCATTTATATAGCCAAGGATATAGAGACGAATCATTAGTAGATTTTACACTGGAATTAACTAATCCGTCCACTATATTTGAAAAAGAAAAAATCGATGTATATAAGAGCAAAGTGGAACTTTGCAAAGATATGCAAGAACAAAAAGTATTTTCTAAGAAATGGATTTATGAAAATATCTTTGGTTTATCAGATCATGATATGATAACTCTGCAAAAACAACTAATCGACGACGCTAAAGGAAATTATAGATTTAAGCAGATTGAAGAAGAAGGCAATGATCCAGCTCTATCCTTTTTAAATAAAAAAGATAAGGAGGGTGAAAGCGGCGGTGGTGGCGGAGCTGAACCAGGTGGTAGTGAGCCTGGGACTGACACTGCTCCTGAAGGAGGAGATGATAGTGGTAAAGATACCGGCGCTGAAGCTGGTGGTGAACCATCAACTCCCCCAAAGTTATCAGAAAAACGTGATCAAACTGGTAGAAAAGATGCCAGTAAATATCCTTTTGGGGAAGATCCACTAGGCACATTAGAAAACAATAGACGCAGTGATTTATCAGTATCGCACAAATATAAAAATGGATCGCCATTGTCTGTGGAGTCTATTAAGGGGCTGACAGATTTGTTAAAAACGTTGGATCAAGAAAAAGAAAGTTTGATGGAAGGAAACAAAAATTCTTTCATGGACGAACAAAATATAAAAGAATAGTATAATTCCTATATATTTAACCACATTGATTATATTTATAAATAATAATAAATAATATGCACAAGAAAGCAAAACATTCAAAATTCAAGAATGCTGGAATATTGTTTGAACTACTCACTCGACAAATTACATCAGACATTCTAGCGGGAAAAGATGAATCATTTACTAAAAATTTAATGTTCAAGTACTTCCACGAAAGTAAAGAACTTGGAAAAGAGGTGCAGCTTTATAATTTTATTTTACAACAAAAAAGTAAAGATGTATCTTCGGCCGAACGACTTTTGGGTGTTGTATTACAAACACGATCTAAACTTGACGAACGTGAATTAAATAAACAAAAGTATAGTATCATCAAAGAAATTAAAGAAAAATATAACATTGATGATTTTTTAAAGAACAAAATCCCAAATTATAAGTTATATGCTTCCATTTATAAATTATTTGAAGACCAAGATAAAAGTGGGGTTAAGTTTGAAGTTACTGAGTTAATAGAATCCAGAGAGTACATCGTTGAAAATTTGACAAAAGAAAAGAAGTCGGATCAAGAATCGTTGGATGTTTATGGAAGTCAAACTGCAGACGTTAGATTGTTAGCATACAAGTTTTTAATTGAAAATTTCAATAGTAAATACAACGATTTATTGCCAGATCAAAAGAAACTATTGAAGGAATATATTACCAATGTTTCAAATTCCAGTAAATTTACAAAATATGTCAATGAAGAATACAAAAGAATCAGCTTGGTATTAAAAGACCAAGTAAAAAATGTTACATCTGACGTAGTTAAAATTAAAATAAATGAAGTTATTAGTCAATTTTCTACTAAATCTTGTGCCGGTATAATTAAAGAAAATCAATTGACATCTTTATTGAATGCGTATGAATTAGTAGAAGAAATTAAAAAGATTGATGTCAAAAATGAAACAAAATCTTAAAGAAAAGATTAAACGAATTTTAACCAAGTTAAAGGTTAAAAATGAAGCTAGTACAACAGGTACAGGTGCGGTCGCGTCTGGTCCTGTTTCAGTTGGAGGCGATGCTGCTAGAACACCATTTGCATTTAGCCGCCGTGGACCAGGAAACATTAGAGCAGCGACACAATTGGGATATAAGTTAGCTAAAGCTATCAAAAGAAGTAATGGATATAAGTTGGAAAATCAAATGTATAGTGGTCCGGCTTACGCAACACCAGCACAATCAATTGAATTAGGCGATACATATACTGACGAAAATGGTTTGGTTCAACACAATGATCCTGATATGGATCCCAATTTAATTGGATATAAACAAGGTGCTTTACCTATGTATGAGAGATTTGATACTCTTAAATACGAACAAGAAGATAAACCAGTTGCTGCCCCACAACCTGTTCAACCTGCTCAACCTGCTCAACCTGCTCAACCTGCTCAACCTAAACAACCCGCTGCGGCGCCGTCAGTAGATTTAAAAACATACGATGTTCTTCCTGACTTTACAGCATTTGATACAAAATTAAAAAGTTCGACTGAAGCATTAAAGAATAATCTTCAAAAGTCAATACAGGATAAAATTTTGGGTAAGAAGATTGTGGTTAGAGCTAGTAAAGGATACAAACAGCCTGAAACAGATTATACAATCAATGTAACAGGCGTTGCGATTGATTATTATTATGATAGATATGTCATCATAATTATTGGACGAGAGGAAAATAAACAAAAGGTGGCTAAATTCTTTGTTAAACCAGGATTTAAACTTAAAATTTTAGGCAATGCTGATAATTTGAAGCCAAAGGATCAATATCAAGTTGCTAAATCAAAAGCATTAGTTGAACCAAACAGTCAACAAAATGTTGTTCCATCAAACAAAATAACCGCTGATAAAGAGGATGCGACTACTCAAGATCAAAACGCACAAACGGGAACAACACAACCTAAAGCTTAATATATATGAAACAAGTACTGATAGATATTTTACCATTTGAATTTAAAAAAACATCTTTAAATGAATCTCTTAAAGATGGAAAATTATACGTAACCGGCGTATTACAACGTGCCGACGCAAAAAACCAAAACGGCCGTGTGTATCCAGTAGATGTGTTGAAGAGAGAAGCTGAGAAATATATGCAAAATTTCGTTAAACAACGTCGTGCTATGGGTGAATTAGATCACCCAGAATCATCTGTTGTTAACTTAAAAAATGTAAGTCATAATATCGTAGATATGGGGTGGGAAAGTAAAGATTTAGTTGGTACAGTTGAAATTCTTCCTACGCCTAGCGGTAACATTTTAAGAGACTTGCTACAATCAGGTATTCTTTTGGGTATTAGTAGTCGCGGATTAGGAAGTGTTAAAAAAGATATGCGTGAAAATGCAGATGTTGTACAAGACGATTTTGATTTAATTGCGTTTGATTTCGTAAGCAATCCAAGTACACAAGGAGCTTTTATGTATCCACAGGGAAAAATCAATGAAAGCGTTGAACAAAAAATAATAATTAACCCATATAGTAATGTTGAAAGAATTATTCACAACATTCTATCAGAACTATAATATTTATAAAGTATGAAATTAAAACATTTACTGGAAAACTCTACGGAATCGACTTATGTCGCTTTGACCAAAGAAGAAAAATCAAAAATGGTCGGGGTTATTAAATCTTACAACGAATATCGTAAAGGATTAAAAGCTGATAGTGTCTATGAAACAGCACAAAAAATTATGGAAGCTGTTAATTTAGCAGAACGATATGCTATTAAAGAATGTAACGAATGGATGGAAGCTAAAATGGTGGAACGTGATATGAAAGAAATCAAACGTGATGCCGCTAAGATGTACGAAGAAGCACAAAAGATGAAAGCTATTGAACAACAACTTGAAATGTTGTATGAACAAGTTGGTATGAGATTGGAACGTTATTTTGAGATCGCAGATTCAATGAATGAAAATCCACAAACAACCAATGTTAGTACTAACGCATCGGTATAGAATCGATAAATTCCAACATCGAGATAAACGATTCAAAAACATATTTTCTATTTGATTCTAATACATAACCTTCGTCTGTTTTATAGACGAAGGTTTTTCTCTTTTCATTAACCATATCTAAAGAGGGAACTTCTACTTCAGAGAACATTCTGTACTCGTCATCTATACGAAAATCCATTTCGCCTAACAAATCTATCTCCATAAAATTCCATCCATTTGGATTATCTATATCTTCAAGTTTGTACATTTTTTCTTCTTCAAAATTATCATTATTTATAAAGTTAATTAATTTTGGCGATTTGTACTTGTTATAACTATTATTCATTTCACGTACATCGGGATTTGAATAAGCGTTTTCTTCGCCAGTTCTTTTTATGAACTTATAATTATCTTTTTTAGAATTCATATGTTTAGAAAAATTGGGATTAAAATTATAGGCCATAAGAGTTAATTCTATCTATAAAGTCTGCTAACGAACTTGTTTGTTCACTATCTTTGTTTTTATCTACACCGGTACTCAACATACTAAATATTTCTTTTTCTGGTCGATCAGGATAGGTTCTTTGTACAAAACAAGCATAAACAATTAAATTTTCATTTTTTTGATCTATTAATTTTTTAAACACATACTTTTTTGTACTACCGTTACTGAATATTTCGGTTTGTATCTGTGTGTTTTCCGGCGCATTTGGAATAAAATTGGTTTTGCCAAATCCGCTAAATCCATTTTGCTTATTTTGAAATATCAACATTTCTTTTTTGACAAATGGAACTCCTTCGTTTTCTTTCAACACTTGATTAAAAGATTTTCCTTTGATAATGTCAAAATCACTCAGTGAATACTCAGACTCTTTGAGACTTTTCAATATTTCTTTTAGTTTGGTAAAATCTTTAACGCTACTTGGTTTTATAGTACTAGCCATTGTACGTACTGTTGAAGATACTTTTCCAGGTTTAATTTTTCCTTTTTGTAAGGCTCGTACTAATCTGAATAGTCTCGCTTGCTTTTCACTTTGTGCTGGCATATATCAATAAATATAAAATATTTTGATATATTTACGTTTTTAATTATATTTATTATTCAAATACATCATTCTTTGATGTGACAGCGATTTATCTTCTTTGGAGTTCTTCAATAGCTTCATAAACAAATAACAATAAGAAAGGCAGAAATATAATTATGAGCGATCTATTAAAAGAAAGTATTGCGGATGCAAAGGCTGTTCGTGAAACAGCATTGGCAAATGCAAAAACCTTCCTTGAAGAAAGTTTTGCAAACAGTATGAAAGAAATGTTTGCGGACAAACTCAAAGAAGAAATGGCAGAAGAATCAACCGAAGAAGAAGAAGGTAAGATTGAAGAAAAGCTTGCATCTTCTAACATTGGTAAAAATGATGGTTTAACAGCTAAGACTTCTAAGCCAGCAAATCCATCTACACTCAAGTCTACATCTTCAAACGGTAAACAAGAATTTGATGTTAAACTTGAAGAAGAAGCTTCATCTGAAGAAGGCGATGAAGTAACTAGTGAAGAACTAGATGAAATTCTAGCTGAATTAGAAGGCGAAGTATCTGACGAAATGCACAGTCAAGGTTCTTCTGAAACACCCGATACAGGTGAAGAAATGGGCGAAGACATGGGTGATATTAATCTAGACGAACTTCTTGCTGAACTAGAAGCTGAAGATCCTTCTGCACTAGCTCCAGCTCCAGCTCCAGCTCCAGCTCCTGTTGCTCCTGATGCTCAAGCACCTGTAGATCAAGTACCTGCAGCTCCCGCTCCAGCACAAGTTCCATCTCCTTCTGAAGGAGGATATGCAGACGAAGTTTCCGCCGAAGAAATGGCAGAAGCTTTGGTCGCTATCAACGAAGAAAACGAATCTCTTAAGAAACATTTATCAGAAGCTCTAAGCACTGTTAAGTTTATGAAGGGCGTTCTATCTGAAACCAACCTATTGAATGCTAAGTTGCTTTATACCAACAAGTTGTTCAAAGGTAAGAGTTTAACCGAAGATCAAAAACTTAAGATCATTAACACTTTCGACTTGACCAGAAACATCCGTGAAGTCAAGTTGGCATATACAGTTTTAGCCGAATCATTTAATTCCGGTGCATCAGTTGTCAAGAAAAAAACCAATACAACTGCTCACACTATCACCGAAGGTTTGGCAAGCAAACAAGTATCATCAACTAAGCCAGTATCTACTATTGTAGAACCACACGCTGACGAGATGACTTCAAGATTCCAAAAACTCGCAGGAATCAAGAAGTAAAATTAGTTTGCGAGTAAAAACCTAACAGTAATTAAATAAAGAAAGATACAAATATGAGTATGGATATTAAAAGTCTATTGACAAACAATATGAATCCACAGGCCAAATTAATGGCAGAAACACGTGGACTACAAGGCAAATGGGAAAAGACAGGCCTCCTAGAAGGTTGCAAAGGTGTTGAAAAAGCACATATGTCAATCCTATTAGAAAATCAAGCAAAACAATTGCTTGACGAAGCAACCACAACTGGTACATCTACCAGTTCAGAACAATGGGCTGGCGTAGCTCTTCCATTGGTTCGTCGTGTGTTTGCTGAAATCGCTGCGAAGGAATTCGTAAGCGTTCAACCAATGAATCTACCATCTGGTCTAATCTTCTATCTAGACTTCAAGTATGGTACTAACGCTCCTGGTTCAGATTTGCGCAACTTGAACAACGGTAGTTCTGTAACTACCCGCGCCGGTAAGCAATTGAACGACAGTTTGTTTGGTGGTACAGGCAAGAAATTGGGTTCAACTGATAGCGCAGTACGTGGTTTATACGGCCAAGGTGCTTTTGCATATTCAGTTCGTCCAGTAAGTAGTTCCGCTATTACAATCACGTATTCATCAGGAGCAACCAATAACGGTGGTACAATTCAAACCGCTTCTTGGAATGACGTACAATTTGATGCTGAATTGAGTGGTTCCGTGGTAGCTAAGAAATTGTTTAAAGTAATCTTGAATCACGATGATAATAATACCCCTGTATCAAGTTACGGAAATCTATACAACGTTGACTTGAATGCAGTGCGTTCATTCAACTTGATCTCAGGTTCAGGTGCGACCAATCCAGGCGCACTCATTAAAAACGGTGTGGTGTTGAACACTTACAGCAAAGCGGTCAATACTGGTAGTTTGAGCAATCCATTCTATCAAACTGTATACATCGTATCCGCTTCACAGAGTACATTCGCTGGCGCCGCCTCCGGTCCAAGACTTAAATTGATCTATAGTCTACAACCTACGGACAACCTACGTGGTGACTTTGAAGCTGGTAAGACACCAGGTGAAGGTTCTGGTACAGCTGCTAACGTTGCTACTCAAAGCATCGACACTGATATCAGTATCCCAGAAGTTAACTTGGTACTAAACAGCGAACCAATCGTTGCTAAGACCCGTAAACTAAAGGCAGTCTGGACCCCAGAATTAGCGCAAGACTTGAACGCATATCACTCTATTGATGCAGAAGCAGAATTGACTGCTCTGTTGAGTGAATACGTATCTATGGAAATCGATCTAGAAATCCTAGAAATGTTGAACGGTGCCGTTCAAGGTATAACTACCGAAGCTTGGTCCGCCCAAATCGGTGTTGAATTCAGCAAGGGATTGAATGCAACTACTGGTGACGCAGTATTCACACGTAATGCAAATGCTTCTGCAAATCGTACAGCTTACGTTAAGAGCACTTGGTTCCAAACTCTTGGTAACAAGATTCAAAAGGTATCTAACACAATCCAAAAATTGACCCTCCGTGGTGGTGCTAACTTCTTGGTCGTAAGTCCAGACGTAGCAACCATCTTGGAATCAATTCCAGGATATGTAGTAAACACCGATGGTGACAGTGCTAAGTTCGCAATGGGCGTTGCACGTGTTGGTAGCTTCGCAAGTCGCTTCCAAGTTTACAAGAACCCATATATGACCGATAATATCGTATTGGTTGGTTTCCGTGGAAATAACTTCCTAGAAACAGGCGCAGTATATGCTCCTTATATCCCACTAATCCAAACTCCATTGGTCTATGATCCAGTGAACTTCACTCCACGTAGAGGTGTAATGACCCGCTACGCTAAGAAGGTCGTGCGCCCAGAGTTCTATGGAAAAGTTATTATCGGTGATCTCGATACCGTATAATACTTAGTAGAAATAAAATAACTCAAAAACCCCAACGAAAGTTGGGGTTTTTTCTTGCACTAATCGAAAAATTCGTTGGTATTTTCTACAACGATTTCTTGCACTTCTTCTTTGAACGAAGTATCTTTGGGATAAGGTAGAACTTTATGTTTAAGAGATTTAACCAGTTTCTTATTTTCTATCTTGTTGCTTATAAACTTGATATAACGATGTTTACCGCTTTCACGTTTGCGCCAAAATGTTCTACCAATACGTTCTTTTAGTTTATCTACACTGTGTGTTTTCCAACGTGCATATACACTTCTACTATGTATCCAATCATATTCAGTGGGGCCAATTAAACTAACACTATAGTTAGGCATCAGTGCAATATCCACATAGTTATCACCTTGATATACAAATCCAGTTGCTTGATATATTGTTCCAACGTGACCAGCTTCACTATCCGCGTAACTAAGAATACATTTTATTTGTGGATAATCTGTGTTTAATAATCTAAAACTTTCAGCTATACAATAGCTTTCTATATTTTTACCATAACCATCTGCAATCCACAGTCGTGTTAATTCCAACACATTGTTATTAGTAAGTAGAGGACATATGCTGGTACTTGCATTTCTACCCACGGCATTTCCATATACTAATACACCTATTAGGCGTTCGTTAAAACCACCAAAGAATGTGCTTTCAATATACTCTTTATAATAAACTCCATAAGCTACAGTACAAAGAGACCATTTGTGTGTATAATGGTTTTTTTCAATAAGAGTTTTTGCAACATTCTTATTGATACTTTTGAGATAAAGCAATGAGGTATCACAATATTCGGACATTCCCCCATTATAAACCTATAATAAAGAATGTCAACATTTATATTAAATAAAACAAGCCTTTTGAATTATAAACTACAATTCTGATCTTGGTATCGTTATCTTTAATGATACCGAGTTTATCTGAAATTTGAAATGGACCTGGATGATTACTTGTACGTACACCCATTACTTTATCTTTTATTTTATATACATCCAAATCTGTATTAACAACACTTGCGTGATATTGTCTTCCCAAAGGTATCATTTTCATAATGGTTTATTTGTTGTTGGTTCTGCTTTTTTTACTCTACTTGATGGAAATTCTTTGTTACCAAACTCGGTACCGTGTAAACTGTACAAATGCATTATTACACCGTGTTTTACAATTACATCCCCCAAATCATTTACCAAAACGTATGCTGGTCTATCATATTTCAACATTACAGCTGAACTAACTAATAAATGATTTGTTTCACCCGCATCCATTACTCTTTGAGCATAATTGATTCCATCACCGCTTATATTAAGATTTCCATTGATATCTTCCATTGGAATTACAGGTCCACAGTGTACACCCATTCTCATTTGTAAGTCGGGTCTATCTTTTACTGCTTTAGCTATAGCAACGGCACAATTCATTGCATCTTCTAGATACGTGAAAAATCCCATTACCATACCATCTCCGGTGGGTAATATAATCAACTTTTCAAGAGCATTAGCTGTTTTATATTGCATTGTAGATTTAACTAGTGTACCCAAGTCTTTACAAGCCTTCTTTTGTTCATCTGTGGTTTTTTTACTGTAAGCCACAATATCCATAAAGAATATGAAACCTTCTTGTTCAGTATCTAATTGTAATCGTCCTGATTTGACTTCCACGTCGATCTTGTCAACTTTACGAACTATTTGTTTAACTGGTTTTGGTACTTCAACCTTTGGTTGTTCTTCTTTCTTTTCTACAACCGGCATATTCTTTAATTTTAAAAAGTCTTTCCAGTTAATCTTTTTTGTTGGTGCATCTTTCTTTTTTGGTTCTTTTGCAGTCTGTTCTGCTTCTAGTTTCTTTATTGCTTCTTCTTCACGATTGCGTTTTTCAATGAATAACGCAATTTGTTTCTTAACTTCATCTGTAATATAAATGTTTACATCTTTACCATTACCACCCGTATCGTGTTTCTTCTTTCTTAAAGCACCTTTGGCTTGTAAATAACTTTGCATTTCTACATTGCCTGTCTTGAATGCAATGTCTAACGGAGCAATTTCTCCCTTAAAATCTGCACCATTAACATTTGCACCCAAATGTACCAAAAACTCCGTCATATCAACATCGTTAGCATTAACGGCGTAATGTAATGGCATCCATCCATTCTTTTCATCTCTACCATTAATTTTACCGTCTTTATCAAAAAATGACTGTACACCTTCAAAATCACCGGTTTCAGCACAAAAATGAATATTAACACCACCAGCAGATTTAGCGCCATTTTTATTTAACAACTTAACAATTTCACCTCTATTAACATTGGATAACACATCTATTGGATTGTTTTTACCTAAGAAATCTTTCTTGTTGACATCAGCACCTTTAACAATTAAATATTCAACCAAATGTTTTTGTCCATAATTAACCGCATAGTGTAGTGCTGTCCAACCTTTACCAGCGTCAACTTCATTGATATCTTGTTTTTTACTCAACATTTCTTCAATAGAAACAATATCACCATTCTTAGCAGCCAAATGAAAACTGCTACCACTACTATATTTTGCACCTCGACCTTGCAATAATTCTGAAATGTGTTTAAACCCTTTTTGTTCAGATATATCTAATGCAGTATTTTTGCTTGTCCAATCTTTTACATTTACATCGGCGCCACGATTTAATAACAATTTGACTATTTCTATTTGATTTTCTTCTACTGCAACAACCAATGGTGGATTGCCGGTATCGTCATCTCTCTGATTAACGTCTATTTTTTCTTTTTCGATGCAATTGTATACGTTATCATACAACCCTCGTTTAATGTGGGTAAAAATATTGATTGCCATAAGTAAATTAGTCTTGTTTGTTTTCTTTTTTGAAACGAGCCAAATCCAACTGAGGTAGTGGTTTTTCTATATTTAGACCGGCCAATCTTTCATTTTGAATAACTAATTTACTGCCACCTACAACCTTACCATCTACTACATCATATATAAAGAATACCGTTTTGGTTAAACCTACACGTACAATTCTTCCTGGTTTACCATCAACATATACAACGTCATCTTCTTTATAATCGGATCCAATAAACATAAAAAGCGCAGCTGCTAACTTTTCAATGCTTGATTTGAATATTAGAATTACTAAACCGGCTAAGAACATCCAGACATATTTGCCTGTCATATCTTGCGCTGTTGATTCTAATACTTTTTCTGAAATTACTTGTACAGTATTTGTGTCCATATTTGTTTTTGGTTATTTAAAACGAGTTTAACACCTAAAACAATTATATAATAAATATATTTAATTATCTCACTTCGTCCACTTTTGTTCTTTCAAGATATCATCAATCAAATCTTTTTCAGAGTTGTCCATTTCTTTGTCAAATCTCTTTAACACTTCGGTCAATGGATATACTCTGTCAGGAGATTCTTTTTGCTTTTCTTTGAGTTCTTGAATTACATCAACTATCTTAGTAAGTGGGGACTTATATTCATCAACTTTGTCTTTTGAAGCAAAGTTAGATATTTCAAATGCATGTGGAGTTAATACTTTTACCAAACTTAATAGTCCGGATCCGATCATATTGAATATACTAAATACTGCACCAGCTGCTGGATGTACTGTTGCTAATATTCTAAGTATAACGAATACTACAACAAATATGATAATTGCGGTTAAAGCACTAATAAAGAACTTTTTTAAACCCCAAAATACAGCATTTAATCCAAACATACCACTCATTGTATCAAGTGTAGCCTTGCTTTGATCTGCTTCTTTTGCAATTTCTTTTGCTTTATCAGTCATTTGCCAAAGTTCATCATCATACTTTTCTTTTAAAGCAGACTTTTCTTTTTGTAATTTGTTTATGATTTCGTCCCGTTGTGATAATAATTGATCACCTTTTTTTCGTTCTTCAGCTACTTGAGAATTAAGCAGATCAACTGTAGCTTTAATTCTTTTAATTTCATCTATGTGTGGAGAACCAACGATAGAAATTACTCGTTCATTCAAAGATTTAGCTGTTTCTACTTGTATAGGCGCATTAGTTACTTGACTTAACGAATGTTGAATACCAATTGATAAAGAAGAAGTTTGTACTATTTTACCTTTTTCTACTTTTTCCAATTCTACCATTGTATTGTCTACTTTGGCTTCTTGTTTTGCAACGGCATCTTGTGCCACACTAACTTGCTTTGCTGATTTAACCTCTGATGAAATACATCCAGTTAATATCAAAATTACAATAGTATAAAACAGTTGCTTTTTAAAGTTCATATAATATAAATATTACTTTTTATAATAAAACTGATATTTATACTCAAAGAAAAGTATAACCGTGTAATAAAAGGTAACGGCAGTTGAAAAGTAAGAATAACAAAACACATATGAAATTAATCGATTTGCTAACCGAAGTTAAAATGTATGAAAGTCTAGGATTACCAGCATCGGCTGTACAGTCATTAGATTCATTTGTTGCACAAGAATTAGACGAAGCTGATATGTTAGGCGCTGGCACCACAGAATTGCCATCCGATGAATTACAAGGATATTTAGACAGATCGGCCGGTCAACCTGCAGTTTATAAGAAAACTGGATTGCCTAAATTGGATAAAAAAGGTAAACAAAAGTATACTACTACAAAAGATCCAACTGATAAATTCAAGTATCCATATGTACATCCAAAGCTTGCCAGAGAGATACAAATTGTAGATCCAAGTGGCCGTAGGTTTGATTTAAACAAACTAAAAACCCATATCACCACACGTCCTGATAAGATTTTAAAACAAAATGAAAAAATTTCACACAGTGGCGGTGAAAGTACTCAGTTTTATAATATAGGATTGCCAGCTTTACAAGGACTTGGTTATGACGAAAAGAATCAAAAATTTGTTATCATAAATACGTGTCCAGGCGCAGGTGCATGCAAAGTTTATTGTTATGCTAAAAAAGGCGGTTATGTACAATATGTACCAGTTAACACATCGCAAACAAGACAACTTAACTTTTTGTTGAACGATCCGGATGGTTATAAAAATATGTTATCAAACGAAATTCGTGCAGCAGTTGAAAAAAATTCAAAGAAAAATGTAAAAACTGTGATTAGATGGCATGATTCAGGCGATTTCTTTAGTCCTGATTATGTAAACCTAGCATATAGTGTTGCAAAAACATTTCCCAACGTAGACTTTTATGCTTATACTAAAATGGCAGATGTGGCTAAAGGTGATAAACCAGTCAATTTCAAGATGAATTTTAGTGCGGGTGCAAAACCTGATCAAGAAAAACAAGTCGATTTTAAAACAACTAAACATTCAACTGTAGTACCAAAGCAAATGTTTGCTGATTTAGTTGATAGAGAAGAAGTACCAGATCCAGATAAGCCAAATAAAACAATTAAAAAGTTGGTTTATAAATCCCCATCCGCTATTGATATTTTAAAGAAAAAGTTAGCATTAAAGTATAATGTTTCTGAAGACAGTGTCATTACCTACGATGAAATGATGAAAATTCCTGTGGGAGATAAACCAAAGTGGAATGTTATAGTTAAACCAGGTGACGGCGACGATAGTGCAAATAGAGCAGATGTAGTGGGTACTTGGTTATTAATCCACTAATTTAGTTGTATTATCTCACTCCAGAGATATTTATAATCAATGAGTGCTAATTTGGACCAAGATAGGGTAAGATGGCCCGGGAGTGGTAGTAGTGTTAATATAAACACTGTGCCATTTGGCTATTATCTAAACGAAAGTTGCGTTGGAGCTGAAACCACATTTGCAAATGATTGTAGTAGCAGTGCGATGTGGGCAGCAAAACGGTTGGGGTATCCAATCGTTGATATTGAAATGATCGACGTTAATTTCTACGCATGTTTTGAAGAATCTGTACTAGAATATAACCGTGTAGTTAATGAATTTAATATTGTTAACAACATGGTTGATTTACAGGGATTGCCTCAAAATAAATATAAAAATTTAACGGGGATGGGCGTAAAGAGTACTGGTTTACCTTTTATAGTTCAACTGAGCAAACAATATGGAGCCGAAGCACTTGTTGGCGGTGAATATGAAGTTAAGCGTAACTATGTAACTATTAGTGGTAGTATCAACCCTGGCAAAACACATCAGGTTTATGACTTGAATACCTTAATTGGTCGAGACATTGAACATTTAACTGGGTCACGAATTGAAGTAAAAAGAATATTTCATAATAGACCCCCAGCAATTGCTCGTATATACGATCCATTTAGTATGACAGGAATGAGTTACAGTAACGTACTCGGTGAAATGGGATTTGGGGCTTATAGTCCTGCTACACAATTCTTGATGACTCCTATTTTTGAAGATTTGGAACGTGTACAGGCCATTGAATTCAATGATATGGTTCGTAAAAGCGCTTATAGTTTTGAAATTTTAGGTAATAACAAGTTGAGAATATTTCCAATACCATCTGAAAATTTCAAGGTATATATAGATTACATCGTTGAAAGTGAACGTGATATTACCAACTTTTATAGTGGATCTCGTTATGAATATATTAGTGACCCCAGTGATATTCCATACGAATACTGCACATATTGTAAAATTAATCAGCCTGGTAAACAGTGGATTAAAAAATATTTCTTAGCGTTGTGTAAGGAAACATTGGGTCGGATTCTTCAAAAATATAGTACAGTACCAATTCCTGGTGGAGAAGTAACTCTTGATGGCGCTGAATTACGATCCGAAGCCAAAGAAGAAAAAGATTCATTGCTTGAAAAACTAAGAGATATGTTGGAAAAGACACTTCGTGTTAATCAATTAGAAAATAAAGGAAAAGAAAGTGAAGAAATGAATAAGATGTTGTCCCGTGTACCTTTACATATTTATATAGGATAAAACATATGGCTGCACCTGTATCTCCACAGTATCCAAAAACGGATCCAAAATTTAAAGAATATTGGACATCAACTCGCACAGATGTTGGTATTTATAATAACAACTATTCACCTGGTAGATATTTTTCTTCAAGAGACTTAAACTTCTTGAACAGCGTTAGTTCTGAATTAATAGGTGATATAATTGAATGTGTTGTTCAAGTATTTAAGATTGCTGCTTATGAAACCAATACCAATATTTATGGTGAAAGTAGCAGTGACAAAGGAAAGGTGTTCTATTCGGGTATTGATTTGAGTTGTCTTGTTCAACGTGAAGATATTAATACTGAAAATCAAGGTTATGGACCTGATAGAAAACAAGACATTGTTTATAGATTCAGAGAACGTGATTGTATTACCACCAACTATTTTCCAGAAATTGGCGATTTGGTTTTGTACAATCAACGTTATTACGAAATTGATAATGTTATCCAAGAACAATTTGCGGGTGGTCATCCAGACAAGTCTTTGAGTTTAATTGTTAATACTCATTACACAAGACTAAGCAAACTTAACCTCGTAGAAAGACAAACATAATTTATGGCATGGGGTCCAAATACTAATGTAAATCCACCGCCAAATCCGATTGAAAACGCATCAGCTCAATCAGATAGTAAAAAGCTTTATAATAGAGCCAATGCAACTCGCCGTGATACTGATAAACAGAAAAATTTCACGGTTACTCTATTAGATATTGATACAGCTATTATTAATACTTTGAATGATACACTCAGACTTCAAGTTAATGATAATGGTGAAGTTGTAAAAGTACCAGTTATATATGGCAATCCTGAAAGATGGTTTGCTATGAAAAAGTTTGGTCATATTAGAGATAATCAAGGCAAAATATTGTTGCCAGCCATAATGTTTCGTAGAAAAAGTGTTGAAAATAACAAAGAACTTGCCACGTTTAATCGTTATCTAAACTACGAAACTATAATGAATTATAGTGAAAAAAACAAGTATGATCGTTTTGATCTAATGAATAAAGGTGTTTTTACTAGCAAACCAACCAAACAAATTTATAGCGTAAGTTTACCAGTTCACGTAAATATAACATACGAATGCATCATTTGGACTGATTATGTAGATCAAAATAATAAGTTACTGGAACAAATAAACTACGCAGCTAAAGACTACTGGGGTGACGCTGAGAGATTTAAATTTAGAGCTAGGATAGACAGTTATAGCATCGAACAAGAAGTTAACGACGGCGAAGATCGTAATATCAAAACAACGTTCGATATAAATGTCAACGCTTACTTGTTAAATGAAAATTATATAACAAATTTAAACGGGGTAAAAAATACTACCCAAAAGCTATTTACCGTAAGAAAAGTAATGATGCAAGAAAATGCTGTTGCTAGTGCGAGTGAAATGGGCACAATTACAACTAATATTATTAAAAACAATAGCAATCTAAAAGACAGTCCATTGGATTATACCGATGTAACTGGTCAAGGTACAATGGCATTAAAGCCAAATGAAGTAACCAATTTAGATGGTTATAACAAAATACCGTCAAATTATCAAAATATAGTAAATACGCCATTTCACCCAGCACCTAAATCTATTACTGATTATGGTGAAAATGGATGGTTAGCATATGACAGTAAGTATATTTACGTATATCAATATCCATCTGGGTGGTTAAAAAGAGAAATTGCTACATTTGACTATGATTATAGTAGTCAAACATATATAAGTGGATATGACTGTAATGGTAATCCTGTATACACTACAGCTAATAAAAGACCTATAAATACAGCTTTCAGAATATTTCAAAGATTTCCTGATAAATTCTATCATCAAGTGCCATATCAGTCATCTGATTATGGAGAAGATGGCTGGGTAAGTTATGATGGTAATTATTTTTATATTTATAGCACATCACAATGGAGACGAATACCAATTACTCTATTTAATTAATAATAATTAGTATTTCAATTTTTATACATTTTGTTGGTATTGCTTAATGGTTTTCTTTATATTTATTAAAAATGTCAACATTGAAGAAAGATCCATGTGAAGTTTCTCCATTAAAATTGGACAATGCTTTGTATGACTACAAAAAATTAACAGCGACTTTTAAAGATCCTACTACACCACTGTTTCTTAAAATAATCGAAGAATTACGTGTTATTATTAATTGTAATGCCAATTTACAAAAAAATACACAGTCTATACAAGAATTTCCATGTGATTCAAAAACAGATACATGGGTATATAATCATAATTTAAATTCGGAATTTGTATTGTTCATTGTATATGATCAAGATTTAAATCAAATAATACCTGAAAGCATAACTTTAAACAATAAAAACACAGCCACAATAAAATTCTCATTTCCTGCATGTGGTTATGTTTTTGCTATAGGTAGTAATGTAAGTACAAGTGGTATATCTGGCACAGGCACAAGTGGTAGTAGCGGTCAAAGTGGATCTAACGGAACAAGCGGAACAAGCGGAACAAGCGGTACTAGCGGAACTAGTGGCGAAAGCGCATTAAGTGGTACTAGTGCTACTAGTGGTAGTAGTGGTGAAAAAGGTTCATCTGGATCAAGTGGTACTAGCGGAACGAGTGGATTTAGCGGAACGAGCGGAACTAACGGAACTAACGGAACAAGTGGTACAAATGGAACTAGTGGATCTAGTGGTACAAGTGGATCCAGTGGTACAAGTGGAAGTAGTGGTAGTAGTGGATCTAGCGGATCTAGTGGTACAAGTGGTACAAGTGGTACAAGTGGCGAAAGTGGAACTAGTGGTACAAGCGGATCTAGTGGTACTAGCGGATCAAGTGGAACCAGTGGATCTAGTGGATCTAGTGGATCTAGTGGTACAAGCGGATCTAGTGGAACCAGTGGAACTAGTGGAAGTAGTGGAAGTAGTGGAACCAGTGGAACTAGTGGAAGTAGTGGAACCAGTGGAACCAGTGGAACTAGTGGAAGTAGTGGATCAAGTGGAACCAGCGGAAGTAGTGGATCTAGTGGATCTAGTGGTACAAGTGGAACAAGTGGAAGTAGTGGTGAAAGTGGTACCAGCGGAAGTAGTGGATCCAGTGGATCTAGTGGTAGTAGTGGATCTAGTGGATCTAGCGGAACTAGTGGTACAAGTGGATCTAGCGAATCAAGTGGATCTAGTGGATCAAGTGGTACTAACGGAAGTAGTGGATCTAGCGGTACTAGTGGTGAAAGTGGTACTAGTGGTGAAAGTGGATCTAGTGGCGAAAGTGGATCTAGTGGTGAAAGTGGTACTAGTGGTGAAAGTGGTACTAGTGGTGAAAGTGGTACTAGTGGTACCAGCGGATCTAGCGGAACTAGTGGATCAAGTGGAACCAGTGGATCTAGTGGTACAAGTGGTACAAGTGGATCCAGTGGAACCAGCGGATCAAGTGGATCCAGTGGAACTAGCGGATCAAGTGGATCCAGTGGAACTAGCGGATCAAGTGGATCAAGTGGTACAAGTGGATCAAGTGGTACAAGTGGATCAAGTGGTACAAGTGGATCAAGTGGTACAAGTGGTACAAGTGGTACAAGTGGTGAAAGTGGTACAAGTGGATCAAGTGGATCAAGTGGTACAAGTGGTACAAGTGGTACAAGTGGTACAAGTGGATCAAGTGGATCAAGTGGATCTAGCGGATCAAGTGGTACAAGTGGATCTAGCGGATCAAGTGGTACAAGTGGTTTAAGTGGAAGTAGTGGTACAAGCGGATCTAGTGGTACAAGCGGATCTAGTGGTACAAGCGGATCTAGTGGTACAAGCGGATCTAGTGGTACAAGCGGATCTAGTGATACAAGCGGATCTAGTGGTACAAGCGGAACAAGTGGATCTAGCGGAACTAGTGGTACAAGTGGTACAAGTGGATCTAGCGGAACTAGTGGTACAAGTGGTACAAGTGGTACAAGTGGATCTAGCGGAACTAGTGGTACAAGTGGTACAAGTGGATCTAGCGGAAGTAGTGGATCTAGCGGATCCAGTGGTACAAGTGGA